TGACGACCGTAGCTACACATTTCGCTACTCAAATGTGTTCATCTTTCATTTCCGCAATAGCTAGTGATTTTCAGCATAGATTTTGCTTATCAAGAGTTGAAGATCGAATACTGCGTTCCAGATCCTTTGGATCGGCTGTTAGGTTCTGCATAGGTTATAATTCTAGCTGGTTCACTTGGTACAACTTAGTACCATATAGTTTTCTGGAAACTCGGTTGGGCTCCTTCTTGTATCAATTTTCTCAACGTAGATTATACTATCGTACTATTCAATTGGGTTTTTGTGTGGCGATGCTCGTAGTAGGAAGCTTGTCGTTTTTCCTTCGAGAGTATATGAACATTTATTTTGCGATACCTTTGTTCTTTGTTTTTTGTGGTTTGTTGTTTTTGTCGAATCAGTTCGCTATTATGCGTATCGACGGAATCTTGCAACAAGCGCGAATTAATTCCGAGGAATACCACGCTTCTCTAACAGAAGGAGAAAGATCGTTGAGTAAAGTTGGCTCCACTATATTTAAGTATGCCGTACATGGTGCGGTTGTTTCTTTGATTTTGCTTGCGTTGCGATCTGCTTATTTGTCTTGGAAGCAATCTTTGATTGTAGAACAAGGAAAGTTGGACCCTAATGAGGAAGAGTTTGTGGAACGCAACACGCAACATAATTGGTGGCAGCCTGTATTTGGCAATCCAGTGAAAGCAACAAGTAGTACCCCTTCGGATTTTGCAAATACTATATCCAAAAACATGAAGTATTTGGAATATCATCACGGAGATGAAACTAAATCCTTTAGTTGTAATTGCATTTATCTTAGAACTGATGAGTTAATGATGCCTAAGCACGTATTTTTCAAACCTGATAAAGATGGCGTCACAGATATAACATTGGAACCAGTTAAAACCTTGTACATCAAGATTACCAAGGCACCCATCAAGGACAGTTCGGGGAACGTTGTCGCTGGCGCTAAGTTCAAGTTTTGGAGAGAAATAGAATATGATTCTGCGTATTGCTTGTCCGAAGATTGGGTTGTGGTTAGAACCACTGTATCTAGCGGAGACGTCAAAGATCTCGTAAAGGGATACTCTGACGGAAAAAGTTTCTTTGGTACGGAAAAAAGTTTATCCCAAAGGAAATATGTGCAGAGTATTTTTCGTAATAAGGAAGGACGTATTCTGACTGTCGATTGCACTATCTCCAAGTTTTGCTATATGGATCTAGCTCGAAAAAACAGGACTTTAAGGTTCTTATCTGCATCTATTCCGCCCGATGATAGGAATTGGGTAAAAGGAGACTGTGGAACAGCTTTGGTTGATCGTACGACGAAAGATCCTGTAATAGTTGGTTTCCATTTGTACGGATCCAGATACAAGAATCAAGAGGTTTGTACTGGAATATCAGCGGTTATTACACAAGAGATGATTGATAAATACTTAGCTTTCAGATCATCCCTGGGTGAAATAGGCTTTGAGAGCCAGTGTCTGGGACCTTTACCCGATACTATTGCTGGTATATCGATTCCGCTCGTTGTAGATGCCCCTAATCACAGTCCTGTTCGCTTTTCCGACGGTAATTACGACGTTTTGGGCCATATCCACGGTAGTGTCAGATATAAAACTAATCTACTACCAACTAGAGTTAAGTCGGATATATACGAAGCTTTTGGTGATCAACAGTTATGTACCCCTGAATTTCAAAAATCCAGGCCCTTCGATGATTTCTTGAAACAAGCAGGTAACCCAGTGAAAATGATTCCTAATTCCACCTTACAAGCTGCCGCTTTGGATTATGTAACTCCTATGATTCGTATAGTTCAACAAAACGGATATTTGCGTCGCATTATTAAGCCTATGTCTAAGGTTGAAATAATTAACGGAGTTCCGGGTGTGCGATATTTAGATCGAATGGTGATGTCTTCTGCTATGGGATATCCTTATAAAGGGAAAAGGGAAAAATTCCTCGTTAGAGTAGATAATCCGTCATATATGGATTGCTTTGATTGGAAAGATCCTGACATTTGGAAATACTTTGATGAATATGAGCTACGGTATAAACACGGAAATTGTTTAAATCATCCGTTTG